GGTTTTGCTGAAGCAAGTAGTCCTTGTTTAGCCATTGTTTATTAAAATCCAGAGTAGAAGAATTGTTGTTGTCTTGTGAGACCAGTTAAGTTGTTTGCTCCAATACCTGCACCAAATGTAACATCATCTAGTGTTACGTTTTCAGTAGATAATAGAGTTGCGTCAGCGTCAGGGAACTTAATCGTTCTAGGACCTGTAATGCCCTCTGCAGATAATGTTACTTGACCTTGCGTGTTACCAGTTGATTTAACGACTGGGGAGTTGAGAGTCTTATTAAAAAGTTCTCCTGCGGACTTCTCCGATACAAGTATATTGTATGTGTCTGCACCTCTATTTAGATTATCTGTATTAGGGAATCTGAAGATTTCATTAGTTGATGTGTTTGCGTTAGCAACGTTAAATGAAATCTTTTTCGTTGCGTCACCAGTATCAACTAAGAGTAGTCCTTCATAACTCTTGTTTGAGATAGTCTGAGTAGTAGTAGTACCAACAAATGTGAGTGATAAATCAGGAACTGTAAGAGTTCTATTTGCGGTCAGAGCAGAAGTGTTGAAGATTGCATATTTAGTTGCAGTTTCAGCGTTTGCTGCCAACTTTAAATCAACCAGAGTCTTTGTAAGTAGAATCTGTTCAGATTTGGTATCAATAAGTGTTGATGCAGTAGCAGTAGGTTCTGCAGTAGTTGTTACTGTACCTGCATCAGGTAAGAAGTAAGAACGTCTTGCACTAGAAGTAGTTGCCCAGTTAATCTGGAAAATTGCTTCTTCAGTATTATCAGTGATAACAAGGTTATCTTCATCAATAAGAATAGTTTTATTCGTTAGAGTCTGCTGAGTATCAGAACCAACAACTGTAGTTCCATTACCAGAGGTAATAGCAGGAAGAGTAAAGATACGAGTGTTAGTACCAGTACCAACATTACTTACTTCAAATCTTGCTTTAGGACCTTGTGCATCTTCTAAAATAAACGTTTGGTCAGATATGATAAAGTTACCCGTAACTTTAATAGCACCCGTACCTTTCGGTGCGAGAACAATATCTGTATTGTTTGCAACATCATCAACTGCAGTTATATACAGTGATGTGCTACTATTACCATTATCAATACGAGTACAGTAGAAACCACCATCACCAAAGGCAATGCCGAGTTGATCATATGCATTTTGATACAATCCACTGTCTCTATCCAAGTCAAAACATAGACCAGGGGATGTTTTAGTACCCTGCGCTAGTCCTTTGAATAACTGATTAATTTTTGCCTTTCTATTTGGAATCAACGGATCTGACACCACCACTGGAAGAATCGCTTCTCCCGACAGGTTAGAGTCTGATATCGTATCCAGTTGTGAAATCTTTCTGGTTCCCACGAATAATCACACTTACTATGCTACAAGGTTATTTATACAAGAAGTTCATCCCCCTGCGAGGTCTATGTCTTCTTCGTCTTCAGTTTCTTCTTTTGTTCGATATGCCCATTCTTCCGTGTGTCCTACAGACCACCATTTAGGTAGAGTTTCTACAGCATAATTTTGTGTACATACCTTGAAGTCAGGTCGTTTCATGTTATCATTATCAACCAAACTATTGTCAAAGAACTGACATCTATTGTTTGGTTGTGCTGCAAACTGTCCGTTGTCTAATGCTATTATATTAAATGTCTTATGTTCTGGATCATGTTCTGAAAAGTTTGTATCTAATACAGAGAAGTCAGGATGTGCTGTGTCAATAGTAAACTCATACTCGCCAGGGTGCATCTTCTTATCCTTACCAAAGAAAGAACACCTACCTAGTATAGGTTTTTCTACAACTGTAATATTATAATCAAAACAGTCCCATAGTTCTAGTACATCAAGAGGTAACTGATTATCTTCATCATAATCTTCTTTCCATACAAATGCACTAAGTGGTAACTTATCAAAAAGTGCACCATAATCAGTTAATAATGTCTCGAAGTATAATGCTTTTGCCTGTATACTTCTGACCGAGATCCAAATTCCAGGGGTTAGTTCTCCATGACCCTTTTCAAGATCATAAAGATATTCTTTTTTCACCCATACTTTCCTTGGAGGTAAAGGATGTACTAAGTATGCCATTTTAATTTTGTTTTCAATACTTTTAGTCTTCTTTTTGCACGACGAAGTGCTTGAGGTTTTAGTTTCCTCTTGAGTTCCTTCTTACTATGATGTTGCCAGTTAGGGATTTTCATCTCTAAGTTGATGATAAACTAAAACAAACGCATCACAACGAGGACAAGATAGATTAGTTTCTATCTCATACTCAGAATCCTCTGCATCATGATCACCACCCCATATTAGGTTTGGGAAACCGCATGCCCAACAGTTCATTGTTCAGTTCCTACAAATTGTTTACGAAACTCTTCTACCTGCTCTTGAACTTCTGGTTCAATAGGTGAAACTTCAGCAACAGGAGTGACTAAAACTGCTGCACCTGATTCAAGTCTTACTTTCCAACATACTCTGTTAGTTTCAGTTAGTTCAGTAATAAACTTGAGATTATCCTCACATTGTTTCATTGTGATATCTAGAGGTCCAATCATTGTTCCGCAAAAAAGTAAGTAACCATGTCTGTATCTACCAGTTCACTAATCTCAGAGCAAGCAAGAGTAAAATCTTGTGCTCCCTCTAAGTTAAAAGGAAAGTCCACGACTCTATCAAATCCTTCATTGTCCAATATTTTAATCGAACGTTTTGACAGATTAATAAAAACGTGTTCTAGATAGGTGCTTGGAAAATCGTTCATAGATCTATTATAGGGTAGAAGAATAATCCTGTCAAGTTAATTTAGGAAAATTGTCTTAGCAGTTACTCTAAATGTTCCTGTTACATCTGTTGTCATGTTTCTCTTAGCAGAAATATTAATATCACCACCTGCACCATTTGAATCTTTGTTGACTGTATGCTTACTAACACCTGCTACAGTAACATAGTGACCACCACTTAATACTTCTGTATCCATACCAGTTGAACCGACTGTAGTGGACATCGGACCATCTTTATTTGTTGTAATGATAGGAGGTACAGTAGCATAAGGATATGCAGGAATAACATCAGTTTTGATTGCACCTGCACAGATCGTAGTGATACCAGGTTTATCTGCTTTATCAGAAACAGGTTGATTTATATAATTAAATAGATTTGGAGTAGTTATTGCCATCATAGTCCATGCTGCTAGATCTATTTCTTTATCCATAGCAACGTTAAAGACATCACCTTCATAGTTACTCTCTTTTACTGTTTGGAATAGTTTTTGAGCACCAAGAACAAACTTAGATGTCTGCATTTCAAACTTTGCACCTGCTACCTTCATATCAACATCAGAGTTGAAAATAATAGCATGTTTTTGAACTTTTGTTTTATCTGGATCGTCTTTACCATTTTTATCAACTTGTTTTGCTGCACCACTAGCATTCATAAAGAAACCACCACCAACTTCAAGGTGCATATCACCAGTAATCTTCAATCTATAATCACCTTCAACGTTAATAACTTTGTCACCATCAATATTTGAACATTCGTCACCTATAACATCTATAGTATGATTACCTGCATATGTTGAATGATCTGCAACTAAGTTACCTGTATCATCTTTTGTGTTTCCTCTATTAGTCTTCTTATATGCCTCTAACTTTTCTTGTTTCTCCTCATCAGTTAAATCTGGATCACTTTTATTCAACTCTTTCATATAAATGTATTCAGCATATGTGTTATTATTGATATTAACAGATGAATGAGTTGTACCACTTGCTTCTTTGATAACGTGTGCTTGACGACCTGGGGTTCCTATATGATGATCATACCCACCAGTTATGAATGTCTTTGCTACTTGTAAATATGGATCTGCCTTAGTAAATATCTGATCTAAAACTCCTGTACCTGCACTTTCCCCTGCACAACTACCTCTTGACCCTCGAATCTTATTAATATTTGATAGTTCTTCATCACTACAACTGGTAACACCAAATAGAGGATAGAAACCATTCTTTGCCTTACCACCATTAGGACTTCTATCACAATCATCACCAGTATTGAAATTTATGAATAATGCAACAAGTCCTGTTAACCCTGCAATACCATTTTTCATTAAGTCTGCACCTGGCTCGAATATAGTATTACCATCTTCCCAAGACTTGATTATATCCGCAGCACCTGATATTCCCGCAGTTGTTGTTTTGACTGTAGCAATAACCTTTTTGAGATCAGCAATAACATTCTCCACATTACATACAATACTATCAATCACTGCTTGAACACCCTGTAATGCCATTTCTGCTTTAGTAATAGCACCACTCAACATACTTTGAAGTAAGTTGTTGATAGTATTGATAGGATCATTGATAAATCCTGCTATTTGACCATCGATAGCACACAATGAAGAGAGTAATGATGTAATCGCTTTTTGTACTTCAGTTTTTGCTTGGAAAGGAACTGAACCAAACAATGCTCCTAAAAGGGAACCTAATAACCCACCCAGTTGATTAGAGAGTTGTGAAGTGGATTCTCTAATACCAGATACAATCTGTGTAAAGACAGCACCTAAGAAGTTCTTTAATTTTCTAGTCAACTTCTCTAAAGTAACTACTTTACCAGAAACTATATCAATAAAGTTACCAGAATCATCAGTAGCAATCAATGTAGAAGAAGTGTCTGCAATATCCTCCATGAGATATCCTAGTTTTGCTTCTACAGATTTCCAAGGTCCTCCTACACCATTTGCAGTAGGAATAGGATTTTCTGGATTTCTACCTTTTAATGGATTACCAGAACTACCCGATATATGAACACCTATGTTATTTGGTGATCCTGGTCCTGCAGGTTCTGGTTGTATCTTACTTCCTGTAAGTTTAACTTGATTACCACCAGATGCATTATTTTTATTATCAAATTTATTGCTATTTGGTTTACCTGCTTCTCTTACTGCAGGATTTATGACGGGTTCATCTATTCTTTCACCCGTAAAAGCAAATACATGCTCTTTACCACTTTCTAATGATTTCTGTACACGCAAAACACCGATGACTATTGGCATTTGGGCATCTTCACCATCCATAAAGAAACCCATGACAATAGCACCTGGCTGTAGTTGTCCTGCACTCTCACCCTGTGCATCATTACCTGCTTGTGAGGTATGTTGCAATACTGTTGCCCATGGCAACTCCTCAGTAGGAAGATCAGCAGTCGTTCCACCTCTGTGATTTGTATAATATCCAAGCACACGAACTTTACACCGACCTAGTTCCATAGGATCTTCGGTGTTTTCTACTTCACCAACCCACCAGTAAAATCCGTCCTTTCCGACGAAATTGGTTTTAGGTTCATTTAGGATGCCTTCAACTGTTTGCATTTATCTGCATACTTTTGATTATTTAGTAAAAAACCCTAAGGGTCAAAATTTTGGCGGGATTTTTTTACCCCAATTTTATAAACTAAAAGTCGTTTTCGACACGCACATATTTGTAAATGTTATCACTACCCCAAACCATCTTACCATCTTTGTATGCTTGATCAAAACTGTGTAGTTTATCCCCATACAAATGCATCTGTGATCTGATTATGACTCCGTTATGCACACACTTTCCTACAATATTGCCATGCCATGCAAGGTCAACGTATTTAAAGAGCATACCACACTCTTCAGATTTATTCCACTCTAAATCGTAGTTCTCTATTAATACTTCTGTTTTAGATATTTCAACCTTCTTATGATATCTTTTCCGATAAGGTCTATCGGGTCCATCAGTCCTATAATAATTTTTAGACTGAAATCCCCCTTCTATCTTCTCCCAATGCAAGTATATCGTAGCATATGTTGTCGGAGATGATTGTGCTTGATTTTTATTGCTCCAGAGTCCTAGTAAATAGTCCTCAATCGTCATACACTAAACATTCTGGTTCGTCAGGATGCATATCACAGAATAGTTCTAGTGCATTAGGATCATGGTGATCTCCTGCTTCGATCTCATCGTGATGATGCTCTGCATAGACTTCAAGTTCATGTAACTCGACTTTAGCATGTCTGCGTGCTGCAGGTGATGCAAGTGGATTGTCTAGGATTTCGTGATCTTTTTTGATGTGTTCTTCTATTGTTTTCATGTTAGTACCTTGTTGATACAAAACTATTTATCAAAGTACAGCGTCTTTCATGAGGAGCATTTCCGAAGACATGCTATCTGGAGTACCTTTATGTGCTATTGTTACAATCATGTAACGTCCGCTAAACCGTTTATCAGTCTTGATTGTGTCTCCAGACTTCTGTGTTGTCGGCATGGTAACACTGACACCAGACCCTGCATAAAGATCTAAATTTCCAGGAACTACTATCTGAAGTTTAGTATTCTTCAGTGATTCCATTCTTAACCATTGATACGCTTGTAAGTATACAAGAGACTCATAGTTTTTTTGGGGTTCCTGTTTGTCCTTTGGATCAAAGTTTTGGTATGGAAGTATAGCATAGCGTGTTCTTTTAGGACTGTCAATCAAACTTTTATAATCGTCAGAGACTCGTGACACAGGATTAACTGCTTTCTTTCCTCCTAAATGTGACATACTATTCCAGATCTCTGTAATTTTATATTGATACTTGTCTAATGCTAGATCAGCACTCTCTCCACCCATCTGTGAGTTTGCTATGTTAACTGGATCAAAACCCATACTAAATCCTGTCCATGTACCATGTCGTAGACCCATCAAGAAGTTTCTCTCCTCTGGAAATGCAATACTATCAATTTTAAACTGATCATTACCACCATCATCACTTTTCTTTGGTGAGTAGATGTATTCATAAAGTCTTGTAGATCCTCTTTGAGGATCTGTACCTTTAGTTGGTGTCATTTCATTAATGTCATCAATCATTTTATCAAGAGATTTAAAATGATATCCTAGTGAGTTCTCATAAAATGCAAATCCATTTTGAAAATCACCACCACTCTGTTTCTTTCTAACACTTCTATTTGTTATCCAATAAACAGTATCAAATGGTCTCCAGTTTGTTGCAATAAATGTTTGTTTATTCAAACTCTCTTCTGAAAATACCTTTTTACCACTTTGCAAATAGTCTTTGATCATAGTTTTTACAATCGAAGATGATTCAGTTTCATCAAATATCTTATCTGATTTACCAAATACATTAACAACTTCATTTATTGCATATTCATCTGAACAACAGTTAACTATGAATACATCTGTAGTTTGTTTAATTCTCTGTCTACTATTAATATTATAAGAACGTAATCTATAAGTTCTTTCGACTACTGATCCATATACACGAAATTTTATCTCCTCTGATCCAGTAAAGATGTTTGATATACCTGCAGAGTCTTCAAATACAAACGTTGCTTCTATAGTTGCAGACTCTACACTTTCATAGACCTCCCATGCTCTCAAGAATCCAACTAAGTTGTACCCTCCATCTTGTGACTTGAGTTGTTCACCGTTTCTAAAAACTGATATGTTTACAGATATGTCACCTGCATTTACTCTCTTACTCATTTAATAAGTCCCTTCATAAAGTTGTTGTTAGAGTTTAATACAGTTGCTGTAGATTTTAAAACACCATTAACATTTACAGTTCCTGATCCAGGCAATCCCTGTACTATAGTTTCTGGATCTCCTCCACCACCTGTAGTTGCTGAGGTTGCCTGTGCTATTGCTTGTTGATTCTGACTATTTACCTGACTAACAACCTGTGCAGTTGCCTCTACTGATGCCAATGCTTGTGATTTTACATCATTAACAGATTGATTTCTACTCTCAGTCTGATGAGTCACAGTAACATTAGATTTGACAGGTTGATATCTTCTACTAGTTTGACCACCACGACGAAATCCCATACCCATCTTAGTCTTTCTCTCCATAAGTGTTGGAGTTGGTGCTACTTGTATTTGTTGTACTGTATGGTTGTTTGTTTTATTAGTTTGACCACCTGCTGCAAAACTATATGATGGATTTACCTCACCACCTACTGCAAAGTTTAGTAAAGGTTTGAAGTCACCACCTTTAGCAAAGTTTAACAAAGGTCTCTTTCTTTGCATCACTGTATTACCAACAGGAGGTGCGAATGACATGTCCTCAAAAGGACTGTGCACATCATTATAAGATTCGTTAAAGAAGTTGTTACTTATCTGCCCACCTTTTTCAAAGAAATGGTTAGTTACCTTTCCACCTTCAGAGTACTCATTCTTAGTATTAAATGTAGAAGTATTAAATGTGGGAGAATTTTTATTAGTGAATGTAGGAGGAGTTATATTAAGTAATCCACCATCAGCAAAACCAAGTCTCTTTGCCTCTTTCATTCTTGTGTTAGTTAAACTAGGAGTTCTCTTGGTAGCAGGAGTGTCAAATGGTACTACAAATGCACCACCATCTGCCTTCTGTGAAACATATTCTGTACCATGACCTATAAATGATGTAGTCATACCACCATCAAGTGATACAGGATATCCTGTTTGAGGTCCAGTAATCCAACCACCACTTGCTGCTTTCTTGAGAGGTAAATATGATACAAATCCACCTGCTGCTTTACCCCTTATGAATCTCATTCCCTGTTTAAGTAACGTCTTCGTTCCTTTTGACTTACCTGTTGCTGCTTTTGTTATAACTTTGATCAACATGTTGATCCCTCTACCAATGTCTTTCACTAGTTTCAAGGGATTTTTCAACCATCGCACTCCTAATAATACTGTACCTAAACCTATTAATGCTTTACCAAATCCTAATATCTTATCTAACCAACTAGTATCATCACTAAACATATTATACAATCCATCTATCAATGTCAGGACTCCAAATTTCATGAAGTCAAATACAAATTTACCTATCTTACCAAGAACTTTGATTACTGTAACTAGTTTTTCTTTATTTGCAGGGTCAGCAAGCCACATCATTGCAGGTATAGCAACAAACATCTTTAACATATTACCTAACATACCAAGTATTCCTTCTAGGAAACTACCACCTTTCTTAGCAACACCCTTTGCAAAGTTTACAAGTGGATTACCTTTCTTCTCTTTTTTTTCTTCTGGTTTTGGTTCTAGTGCAGGTTTCTTTTTATTCATCTGCTCTAGTCTTGCTAACTCTAACTCTTTGAGTTCTGCAACCATAGACATAATACCATTAACACTTTCACCGATCTGATTTATTGCTGTAGTATTATTATTAAAATGTGTAGTCGCACCAAAAGGATTGGAACCTTTACCTTTGGGTTCCTCTGTACCAACAAACTTATAAAAGTTTAGTTTACTACCTTTTTTTACTCCTGCTGCTTTTGCCATTATAATCGTCTAGATGTGATAGAAGACATTGATACAGAGCGACTGCCTTTATTTATTGGAACTGCTTTAGGAATCAATGCTAGTTGCTGTAATACTATAGGTATTGGAATGACATCCTCCATAGTAGATGCCATTGCAACTTGATCTGATAGACCACCTGCACTAAACTCTGGTATAATGTGACCACCCTGCATCATTTTCAACTCTTCTAGATTGTTCTTTGTAGTAGTTTCTCCATCTTTAGTGATAGAAGATGTATCCTCTACAAGTACACCATTTTCAAATCTAACCGTTGATGATGTGGTGACTGTTTCTTCTTCCTTATCACCACCAGTAATCAATTTTATTATTGTACCGAGGTTTGGTAGTTTCTTAGCAAGTGATTGTATCTGAGGGTATAAAGTATTCAACCCTGGTATTTTTGATATCACTGCATTTTCAAACTCTTGTATCTGCGGAATGAAATCTCTTGCAAACATAAAAGCATCAATACCCATTGACATCATAGGACCTGGAGCAAATCCAAATAGACCAGAGATATCAAGAGCACCAGATAATGCCTCAAGAGCAGCACCACTAACATCACCAGTTGTCAATCTTTCGTATGCAAATAAAGCATTGACTAAACCACCGACTATAGGTAATGCTTTACTACCAATCTTTTTACCTAGAGGTCCAGGTTTTGCTAATGATAAACCTTTTGTCTTTAAAAA